TACTTTGTAAGGGCTGGGCCATGCGTTAGCTCCTAGGGGGTATACCAGTCGGTTGCATAAGGGTGCTTCTGTGCGTCCAGAGAGATAGCGTCAGAGAGATACTGATTAGCTATACCAAAGTACTCAGGGGCCGCTGTACCGCCTGTCTCGCCTCGCTCACGGGCTGCTAGGGCTACCGCGAGGTGCAGCACAGGCTCCGTAGGGATCTTTAGGGTATCTGAGTCGTCCACAAGATCCTTGTTTCTTAAGAAGCAATTGAAAGTTAGGTTATACGCCTTGTCTGGAATAGGGTATAAGTCTACTTGAGAGTCTCCATTGGCGTCAAGGCCATTATAGGTGTAGAACTGCGGCGTCCCAGTAACGGGAGTTTCATTGAGAAACTGTTGGTGAAACCACTGAGAAGGACGATAAGTGATAAAGAAACCAGAAGTGTCGTTAGTAATATCCATTGTCTTAATGTCATCTTGACTACCCAGAAGCGCATAGTTATACTGAGCATCCTGAGTTGTGACAGAGATGGTAGTCTTGAGTCCAGACCAGTCCCAAGACTTCTCAACGATCTTCTTAGCGTCATTAACAAAGTCACCTATCATCTTACTGTAAGTTTCTTGGGCTACAGAGGATACCTCTTCTTCCCGTAGTCGGCGTAGAACACCGTTTACCAATTGTAAATATGTCATATTATCGGTTACCTGTAAATAAGCCACTTAAGTAGTCGGTTATAGGGAACTGCATTCTATCTAGAAGCTCAGGGTCACCAGAGATTCCAAACTCAAAGGGATCCCTCTTTCCTTGGCCTCCTCCGCCACCACCACCGCCACCCTCAGGAGGAGGAGGAACAGGGCTGCACTCTTCGGGGTTAGCTGCGGCGTACGCAGGACAATCACAGTCAACGCAGTCAGGTCCTGAGGTACACTCTTCTGGGTTCTCTGCTGCGTACACAGGGTCATCACAAGGGTTATCTACACCACACCCTAGGTCAGCATCAGGTAAACCACCGTCAGCACACTCAGAACACAGCGGAGGATCTATAGCACCGTTTTCACACGTTTCTACAACAGGACCGTACTTACAAGGGCCTTCCTCATTAAAGTTGTTAGCTGTGTTATCTAAGCAAGTAGTTTCAGTTGTGTCACCACAGGCTGCGTCACTAATCCCTATGTTGGCATTGTCAGGACAAGGCTGCTCACATCCTTTACCAAAGTCTGCCTCTCCGTTCTCACAACCCTCCGGAGGAATCACAGGAACACACGGGAGGTTTTTGTCTATGTATACCCCGTTACAGAGTTGCTTACCACATGCCTCAGCATTCTGAGGAGTTAGGCTATCCTCATCACACTCTGGATCTATAGTGCTGCCACAGACTTCCGGAGAGGACACAGACTGACCAGCTTTTGGTGTGTTATCTGCACAAGTGTGGCAACCTTCAGAGCTTACAGCCTCTAACCCATCGTCACACACGCCTGTTTCACCACATTCTTGATCTTGTGGTACATAAACCCCACTACCGCAGTTTTTGTAACCACACTCTTTATAATTTGTCCTGTCAACGGTTGCACAAAGGTTCTCCCCTTGTACATAAGTAGTTGTAGTAGCAACACATTGAGTACCGTCGTCTTCATACGTTGTCGTGGGATCTGGTAGAGGATCACCAAAGGGTATTGTCTCAGTTAAGCTAACTTGAGATGTAGCAGTCTCCGCGTTACATTCTACTACTTCAGGAGCTTTACAAGGGACGCCCGGACCTTCTGATGTCCAGCCTTCCTCTGTACACTCACCACAAGTCTTGTCCTCATTTAGAGTCTTCCCTTGACTTGCACAGTCATTAGGGTCTAGATTAGGTTCTACACACTCTCCGTTAGGTCCTTCGGGTTTAAACCCTTCTTTAACACAAGGGCCACAACTCTTGTCTTCGTTAAGAGTTTTACCTAGGTCTGCACAGTTGTTGGGATCTGGGTCAGGATCTACACAGTTTGTACCAACGCCGTCATGTGTCCAACCTTCCTCTACACAGTCACCACATGAACTAGGGGTAGGGGGGTCTGTCGTTTCATCAGCAGGGACAAAAGATTTACCACGGCCTGCACAGGTCGCTTCGTCAGGGCCGGGGTTTACAAAAGGTTCTGGGCCACACTCTCCCGTCTGGGGGTCTACTACGTGTTGTGTGTTTTTACAGTTTTCTTCACAGGTTTCAGTTACTCCGTCCCAGATACGTCCCTTATCTACACAGTCCTGCTCTTCTTGAGAAACTCCGGGTTCTTCACAGTTCCCTGCGTTGTTAGGCTCCAAAGACGTATCTATGCACGAACCACAGTCATTTGCTGAGGTTGCCTCTACACCGCCCTCAGGAGGCTCACGACCAACAGAGGAACAGTCAAAGGGTTCTGTATACTCGGAACAGTTGGTACCTTCTGCGTCATCCTTCTTAGTAACCTCGTCTTCACAGAATCCAAACTCTGCATATTCTTCACAGTTGGTTCCTACTTGGTCTACCTTCTTAGTACCATCTTCACAGAAGCCGAACTGAGGATACTCCTCACAATTGGTTCCTTCTGCGTCATCCTTGACCGTAACACCGTCGTCACAGTACCCGTTAATAGGAGGGCCGCATTCGGACCTAGTTTTGTCTATGTAGCCACCTTCTCTGCCTTCGTCTTCACAATTGACAACATTGCTTCTACATAGTGCTTGTTGATCTGGGGTAGCTTGCTCAAAGGCCTCTGGATCATCGCAGCTTTGTAGTGGGAAGAACACTAGAGGGTTGTCTATAGTGGCGGCGTCTTCAACTTTCGTTAGTATCCACCCGCTTAGAATATTGTAGCCGTTGGCTAGTAAGGAGTCTATAAGACCTTGAATGGTAAAGTCCCCTGCCTCCTCAAAAGCTCCTTTTACATCATTCCAAATATCAGAGGCCCAGTCACCAATGATGTCGCTAATTGTCCTGTTCTCACACTCCTCAATCTCTGCTGGAGTCCCTGTACAGGTAGGGTTAAATATGTCTTCTAAAGTCTTCCCTGCTTCTATGGCAGCGTTCTCTAAGTCACGTACAGTTGTGTTTACATCAATAGTTCCGGGTGGTAGAGGTATGGGTAATCCGGGTATCTGCCCAAGGACACTTAAGTTAATGCAGTCTTTCCACCAGTCATTAGGCTTATTTGCGGTACTCTCTTGACACTCTTCAGGAAGCTCAGGTAAAATATAACCTATAATATCCTCAAGAGTTTTTATTTCTGCAATCTCTTCTATTTTATCAGATATTAAATCTTTAACACCGTTGAATATTTCTTTAGCTTTATCTACAGCCTCTTGACCGTAATCACGAACAAGTTTCTCTTCTTCTGTTAAGAAGTCATCACAGTTGCTTCCTTCAGCATCCTGCTTAACAGTGTAGTTATCGCTACACAAACCAAACTCTGAATAATCGTCTGGGCCATCACCAAACCAACCGTTCCTATTGTAGTCATAGCCGTTTTCTCTTAGTACGGCGTTCTTCTCCCAGTCCTCTAGTTCGTCCCAGCCTTCTGAGTTAATAGCTTCGTCGTATATCCTAGCGTTTCTGGCGGCGTCTATTATCTGACCAGCTATTTGCGGATCACTCTCGTCTACCTCGGCTCCATATACCCTCTGAAATACACCGTCCGTACCCTCACGGTATACCGTGTCGTCAATACCGTCACCGTCTGTGTCAACAGTGAATACCCGCCAGTCCTCTGATTCGTCACCAGCTAAATCATCTAATATGTGCCAGTTATAATTTGTTTCACTAGATAATAGTCCTTCTAGAGTTACAGAATCTTGACCAGAACGGTTATATTTAGCTCCTGTGTTTGGGTCACGTACAAGCTCATCGTACTCGTTCTTCTCCCAACGTCCATAGATAATCTCGTTTATTATGTCTGGGTCATACCCAGCTGCTATTAAAGCATCTGCTATATTATCGAATGTCGAAACACCGGGGACTAATTTGTTTATCGGTGCTGCTAACCACTCGTCATACTGTTGGTCAGACCACATATCATCTTTAGTAGTAGGCTCACCTGAGGCTTTCCACTTGTCGTAGAAACGCTGCATAGCTGGATCACGACAGCCGTTCTCTTCGCAGTACTCAATGTTGTACTCTCGGGCCTTGTGCCAATTATAAGACGTTTGGGTAATGGGGTTAGAGTTAATTATACCCGCGTAGTACCCGTTAGAGTCACCACCGTTAGTTTCTATTATGCTATCTAGAATAACCCCGTCTATAATACCGCTAGCAAACAGGTAGTTTACAATGTATCCGGGACGAAGATCAACGGTTGTTAGATTACCCTCGCCACCGTAGTAGGGACCGTTAATGTCTGCATAGAGCCTACCTAGGAATCTTTCCCACTTTTGCTGGTCGTAGCCAAAGTCCTTTTGGGTTACCACATCTCCGGGAAAGGGGTTATCAGTAGTACCGTATGCAGTCATCGGTTATTCCCCAGAGAAACTATAGACACATTGTAGACCTTAATACCCAAGACTCTAACAGCCACTACCGCCAAAGGTGAACCCATCACAGGTTGCTTCTTCTGTTTCCTCTACAATCTCTTCTACTACACAAGAACCACTAACGCCACCAAAGGTAAAACCCTCGTCTGGGCATACCTCAGTAATCTCCACCAAAGGTGTCAAAGGTCGAATGTCGAAGCCACCCTCGTTGAACCTAGTGAACGTCCATACAGTCCCATCGTCCACGTACACCTTGGAGCCTACTGGCAACTCTATGACCCTACCATCATCTAAGTAAATCTCAGCAGCCGTAGCAGAGAAGGTGAGTAGGGCGAGTAGTAGAACAAATGCATTCATTTCTTAATTTCCTTTGTGTGAGTTTCAGTTTCAACTTCAGCGTGTACACAGAAGCCCAAGCACACCGTAGATTTCTCTCGTAATGTGCCTGAGCATCCACAGAGTAACACGAGTGCTAGGGCTACTAAGGTCTTCATTAGTCCTTCTTCTTAGGTCGCTCAGGAGCAGGCAAGGTTGAAGGAGTCTCAGGAGTCGGCATGTTGTCAATTTGATCTTGGAACTGATCTATGATGTCATCTACAGCA